CCATCCTAGCGCGCAACCCAGCGGCCATCCTAGCGCGCAACCAAGCGGCCATCCCAGCGCGCAACCCAGCGGCCATCCTAGCGCGCAACCAAGCGGCCAACCAAGTGCAGAACCTACAAAACGTCCTACACCTAGACCTACAAGACATCCTACACCTAGACCGACACGCAGACCATCGCGTTGGCCTACTTCTTTCCCATCTGGAATGCCCACTCTAGAACCAACAAGCATTCCAAGCGCACAACCTTCTGTCATTCCATCAAGCCAACCTTCAAAACGTCCTACACCTAGACCTACAAGACATCCAACTCCTAGACCTACACGTAGCCCATCACGTCAACCTACTTCTTTCCCATCTGGAATGCCTACTCTAGAACCAACAAGCATTCCAAGCGCACAACCTTCTGTCATTCCATCAAGTCGTCCTTCAAAACGTCCTACACCTAGACCTACAAGATATCCTACACCTAGACCTACACGTAGGCCATCACGTTGGCCAACTTCTTTTCCATCTGGAATGCCTACTCTAGAACCAACAAGTATTCCAAGTACACAACCTTCTTACCAAGACCAAACATATCATATAATAAGAAATCCTACACAAATTCCTAATCCTATATTAATTCCTACTCCTAGTCCTATGTTAATACCTACAACTGTTCCTACATCATATCCTATAGCTAATCCTACAGCTAATCCTATAGCTAATCCTACACGAGAACCTACGCCTGTTCCCACTCATAATCCTACAGCTAATCCTACACCATATCCTACAAGAGAACCTACAGCTAATCCTACACCATATCCTACAAGAGAACCTACAGCTAATCCTACACCATATCCTACGGCAGAACCTACCGCTAATCCTACAAGAGAACCTACAGCTAACCCTACAAGAGAACCTACCGCTAATCCTACAAGAGAACCTACCGCTAACCCTACAGCTAATCCTACAAGAGAGCCTACACCAATACCTACTCAAGAACCAACGGTTGAACCTACACAAGACCCCACACACGACCCGACAATTGAACCTACATTTCAACCTACGCGTAGACCAACCGCAAAACCGACTTCTAAACCAACCGCAAGACCAATAAGCAAACCAACATCTAAACCAACACTAATAAAAAATATGCTTACAATTGAATGAATCGTAATTATAACGGCAATGGGATTGGGATTTATATTGGTTCTCGCGATTATTTATTATCTAATTCTTTATATTTGTCAAATATACTACTTATATCAGCTTCTTCAATGACTACGACAGGAGGACTCGGCCATTCAGAGAAAGCCATGGCTTTCGTGGTCGGTCTTTCCATCGCCAAAATCGCATAAAGTGCTTTAGCCCTACGTTCCAAAGGCGATTTTATCCCTAGAAACTTTCGAGATACCTGTTTCCACCGCCATTCAAATTGTAAAGCAGCCTGCCAATTAGGAAATCCTTCTATATGACAAACGCGTCTCCATACGTTACCATTCGTAATACCCTTTTTCAATTTAGCGGTCGTAGCATGCGCACCTCCCTTGATTTCCCCATTATGTTGCCTTAAACGATGGTCTAAATTAACAGTGGCACCCACATATGTCGCACCATCAATACATTCTAATAAATAAACATAACTACTCATTCTATGTCATATAGAAATATTTCTATATGACTTCGCATCCTACCACTTCGACTTCTTCACCATAACCGTATTCGCCTTCTTCTTACCCTTATTCGGGTCATATTGGTCATCTTCGTCTTCATCCGTCATCGATTTCGACATCTCCCAGAATTCGTTGGATCCCAATCTAAAATCGGGGCGGTCTTGGGCTTTATACCAAAAAATCTGGTCGTTCAATTTATTCGATTTCGCATTATTATTAATCACTAAACATTCGTAGTTCTCCGTCGTTTGGTCCATCACAGAGCAGAAACTCTCCAATGTAGGAAACATAGAGGCATAATTCTCCCAGATACGCTTACGATTCGTCAAATAGGGTTCTCGTAGAATGAATACATAATCTATATTTGTACGCATAGAGGGCGGAATACCCAAGGGGTATTGCATGGTTATCACAAGCATAACTTTCCAATGTCGCCCGTTCATAAAAAGCGTGCGCATAAGAGCGCATTTCGTCCACGACTGGTCATATAGACAATCATCCAAGATGACAAATGTACGGGGGTCTATCGTGGACCTCCTATACGTTTCCACCTCTTTTTGCACCTGTTTCAACGCGACCTTTTGCCTTCGGAGAACGTTTTCTATGAGAACCTTATTATATTCATGATGAATGAAGAGCTTGGGGACGTGTTTGGCGTAAAAACCATTACCGGCTTCTGTGCCGGAAATAACAGTACCTATAGGAATATCTTGATGGTGCCATAATAAATCGCGGACCAGATAGGTTTTACCTGTATCACGACGCCCAATCATAACAATAACGGGCCCTTTATTTTCATCGGGTTTAAACGTAATTGTTTTCATATCGAATTTTTTTAATTCTAGTGTCATATAAAAAGTTATATTTATAAGACATAATAAAGAATACCGATAAACGTATCCCCACTACGTTCTATCTTATAAAATATTGTTTTATATGATATTATATCTAAATCTAATGGAAAATAATAAATTTATGATTGATTATTTCAAAAACAAAACGCCTGATATTGGCTATTTAGAAGATATTACCGAGACTATGGATGAAGGATATTCGCCATATAATATAAAAAATTTACAGAACTATCACCCCCTTTATAGCGAATTTTTCGAATTGAATTCGACCAATGCGAAAACGATTGCATTGAACCATCTCTATCATATAGTGGATTTAGATACCGTCAAAAATCGCAAAACGGGGGATTTATCCAAGGTGCCTATTTTCACCAAATTCGCGCCTTTGCTGGACCCGATTCATTATATGATTGGTAAATATTCTGCATTCGAGGGTAAAACGGTCGTTCTCCCCCAGAATACGTCTGATATGAATGAATGTATTCCTAAAATGAGTTCTATTTATAATGCGTCATATATAGATAATTTCTTCTACTATTTGACATCACAAATACTACATACACATGGATTTATACACGGAATGGATTATTACGGGTCTTTTCTTGGAATTCAGGAAAAATATCGCATAGATGTGGTTGATGATATCGAGTATTTAAACGATTCGTCTTTTTTTAAAAAGAATAGAGGAATTCTATTTGATGTTGAGAACCATTTTAACCCTTTTTCGAATTTTGGTTCTCGAAATAATAAAAATAAACTCGAAATAGGGGAGGAAGATTGTCTTATAGAAATAGATTCGTTTTCTTTAGATGGCGAAGCCATAGAAGAAAACGTAATTCTATGTGACAATATAGAAGAAATTTATGAAAAGGCGTCTTCTGTATGTTCGGGTTCGTCGTCTTCATCATCATCATCATCATCATCATCGTCATCGTCTTCCGATAGTTCAAATAGTTCAGTAAATGATAGTAGTGAAAGCGAGGGCGAGAGCGACAGCGAGGGTGAAGAATGGTCTAGTGTAGACGAAGATAGTATAAGTGAGGACCCAATTGTATATGCATATATTAAAAATTTCCCCGTACAAATGATTTGTTTAGAGAAATGCGATGATACATTCGATTCCCTTTTAATACGAGGAGAACTTGGAGAACAAGAATACGCGGCCATACTATTTCAAGTAATCATGATATTGGCTACATACCAAAAATGTTTTGCATTCACACATAACGACCTTCATACGAATAATATTATGTTCTCGAAAACATCGGCCAAATATATTGATTATTTGTACGCAGGTAAGTCATATAGGGTTCCTACTTATGGTCGGATATTCAAAATCATCGATTTTGGCCGTGCGATTTATACTTTCGGAGGAAAAGTATTTGGTAGCGATAGTTTTATTGCTGGCGGGGATGCCCATACGCAATATAATTGCGAACCTTTCTACGACGAGAAGAAAAAGCGTATCGACCCAAATCCCAGTTTCGACCTATGCCGCCTAGGCTGTTCTATCTACGATTTCATTTTAGACGAAGATACGGATTTGAAAAAAATCGACGAATTCCAACGGACTATTTTACGCTGGTGCATGGATGACCGAGGAAAGAATATTCTCTATAAGAAAAGCGGCGAAGACCGTTATCCCGATTTCAAATTATATAAAATGATTGCGAGAACCGTGCATGCGCATACACCGGAGGCGCAATTGACCTATCCATTTTTTAGTCAGTTTTCGACAAAAGAACACATAGAGATAGAAAAGGGGGAATCGGTCATGATAAATATTGACGAATTGCCCGTTTATATATAATTAGTATTTTATCATATAATTCTATATGACAAAATATACCACTAGACGCGCGAGAACTAGACATCGTATGACGAAAAAGAAATATATCGACCATTTGAAGAATTTATATCCATCATGTAAATTCGACCAAAAACGCGACGATTATCATCTATATGAAAAGCATAAAATCACGTATGGCGAAATGGAATATGAAGGTATGCAACAGCTATATTCTTATGTGAAAAAGGTAAATAGTCATATAGATACATTTATAGATGTGGGGTCAGGACGCGGGAAATTATGTATGTTTATGGCTGCGCAACCCGAAGTAAAACATGTTCTCGGTGTAGAATTAGTGACCCAGCGTCATAATGACGCGTTGGCATTGAAGGACGAACTCATTGTATATCAAGAAACGGGGAAAACCACGTCGAAGAGGGTACAAAAACATAATTGTTATGGGGGCGCAGCAGTGGTGGATTATGCGAATAAAGTGACATTTTTGAATCAGAATGTTTTAGAGATAGATTTGAATGGGTATATAGGAGGGGACGCGGTATTTGTTTGGTTCTCGAATTTATGTTTTGACCAATCGACGACGAATGATATTTTCGAGAAATTAAATCGGGAATTACCCAAAGGGTCGATAGTCTGTTGTTCAAAAGAACCGTTGGGTTCAAAGGAACCGTTGGGTTCAAAAGAACCGTTGGGTTCAAAGGAACCGGTTGGTTCAAAAGAACCGGTTGGTTCAAAAGAACCGGTTGGTTCAAAAGAACCGTTGGGTTCAAAAGAACCGTTGGGTTCAAAAGAACCGTTGTCAACAATAGGCGAATCACTAGGTCAAGCAATTATACCAATGTCATGGTCGCGAAATAGTACAGTATTTATGTATAAGACCATCTAGAACTCTGGAACACCCGTGAATATTTGCGTCGTCTCTGCCTTTAACACTTTACTCTCCGTGACTACATTGAAGAAATCCGTAATCGAACTATTCATATAGATGAAAATATAGGCAGATACTAATGTACATCCGAAAACAATAATCGAATCGCGCACCAAGAATTTCAGGGGTTTAGACTCTTGATTCAAATATTTTATTTCCACGATTTTGGCTAAACAAAAAAGTGCGACAGTTAAAATAGCAATGACAAAAACTTTTTCCATATACTTTTTTCTTTACTTTTTTATATTTATTCTTACGAATGGTCATATAGAAATATTTCTATATGACTAACCAGCGATTCTAATCGAAACGCCCACTGCTTCAGAACAATTCTTCTACATCATTCAGTAAAATATCCTCTTCCTTTACTGGTTTACCGTCCATATCAAATACTCCCAAATCGTTCAAATCGACCGCATCCGTATGGATACGTATTCTATCCTCCATCTCTTCTTCCTCCTCTTCTAATTTTCTCTGTAATGCGCGTTCGGTAGATATTTCTTCTAAACGTTCTATCGTCTTTGGTGCGCTGATTTTCTCTACTTTGTCCTCGCCATTAAGAACGGAATCAATATCATTAAAAGTGAGTCTAGTAACCACTGGCTCCTCGTCCAAGTTCTCGATAGCAGGAACCACAGAGGGGGGTTTATCGTCTTCTTCGTCGTCATCTGCCGTTTTATCAAATAGAATATTTTCTTTGGGGGCTTCGCCCCCCTTCGACTCCTCCCCCTCGGAGTTTGCAATGACGGGTTCGTCGATGTTCTCAATAATAACTTCCTCCTCTTGTTCGACGCTTTCGTCCATATATGCGCGGATAATAGCCTCGGTGGGAATGCTCTCGCGAATAGCCAACATAATACACTCCTGTACAATGTTCTCGAGTTCTCGGTGGTTCTTCTGTGTCTGAAGGGGTGTCACGTTCTTTTCAAATAGATAAATATTCATATAGACCTTACGTGCGACGTGGATATAGACTTTATGGATGAAACCGTCTAATTTAGGTATGGAGATATCGATTTTCTTCTGTTTATTTCCCACACGAATACAAGTGAGGACTTTCAATTGGATAATATGTACGCAGGTAATCAAATCCTCTAAATAATTACACCCGCTACGCTCTACAATACGTGCGCGCTCTTCCTCTACAATAATCGAATTCCATTTAGGGATACGCGAAAGCAGGTTCTGGAAAGTCATCAAATATTTATTGATTTCGTCCGTCTCCTGACAGAGTTTCCACGATTCGTTGAAAATCGACCGTATACCTTCGATGACTAATGGCGTAAAAATCGAGACCAAACGACTACACCATTCGTTACGGGCTTCATGTAGATTGGAAATGACAAAATCGTCCATTATATGCATCTAACGAAAATATTCTATATGACCCTACGCGAATATTTCACCTAAATTTATTATATGAATAATAATAGAATGTCGCGGAGATATATTATCCATTGAAGGCTGGATTGCCCTATAGATTCGAATCCATATCAAATATAGGATTTATAAATATTTTATCCAAAAGGAAAAACATCAAGAGTTTTTCGCATCGATATTCTCCTTTTATTTTATGAAAAAACAGAATAATTTCTGTTTTGGAATTCGATTCTCGAAGCCAATGAATAATATCTAATGCCGAATATCCCATTTCATATAATTGTACGGAAAGATTTGCCAGATATTTATGGTCTTGGTTCGATATGTCATATAGAATATTTGATAAACATTCTTTTTTCTCTTTTCGTTTTTCTTCGCTATTCGAAAATCCTTTTTCCAAGTGATATTGATGGAGATTTATTATATGACCTTCTTTATCTGTATATTCTGGAATATATATTTCGCAGAATCTGGATAATATAGGATTTAATAATTTATGTTTATTTTCTACTATAATGAAAAATCTGGTATTGTTGCTGAATAATTCGATACATCTTCGAAGTGCACTTTGTGCATCAATCGTTAAATTATCTGCGTTTAATAATACGATTATTTTGAAAAGGACGCCTTGATTATGCTGGATATTGGACTTGGCGAAAAATTTGAGTTCTTCTCTTATGAATTTGATGCCTTTGCCGTGGGCGCAATTCACGAACATAATATTGGATTTCATTTTGATTTTATCATTATTATAGATTCGATTTATAAAATCTTGTACGATGGTGCGTTTACCGGTGCCGGAGGCACCGTGGAAGATAATATGCGGTATCTTTTTAGAGAAAAAAAAATTGTCCAATTTAGATTGGACCGTGGGATGGACCGGTATTTTTTCCGGTTCCACGAGATTTTTATGGACCGGTATTTTTTCCGGTTCCACGAGATTTTTATGGACCGGTATTTTTTCTTTTTTATCTGTCATATAGAATTATTTATCAATGGTTTTTATCTCATTTATACGCATTTTTCTTTTTTTCTGTTTCTAATCTCTCTTTTCTTTATCTTCCTGTTTTTCTGCATTGCACTTTACCTTTGACTCATCTTGTTTCTTCTGTTTCTGTTCTTCCTCCTCTTGGGCCAATTGTTCCATGCGTCTCCTTGTTTCGAGAATAGAACAATCCTCAACTGTATGGTCCCAATCGTTACAATACGTACAACATGATGATTGATATTCATATCCCATATCCCTCGCATCACATCTTGAATTCTTATAGCTCATGTTGGAAAATTTATCTATTATATTACAATAAAAAAGTAAATCAATTTTATCATTTGATACACCCTCGAATAAATAATTTATGGCACATAATTGATTTCAACAGTGGTATAAAGTATAAAAAAATTATATAAAAATATTTATATAATTTTATACATACATAATGGGCAATGCAAATACTTCTGAAAAATATTATAATAGTCATTATACAACATTAGACGAGAACCAAATAAACCATATAAGAGAAAATTATAAAGTCATCGATATAAATTGGTTAGATGCGATTGAAGTAAATTCGAAAATGTTTAATGACGATTTTTTCATAAAATCACCGATAAAAAAACAAGTTGTAAATAATATGTTAGACTTTTATTTGAATGATAAATATACAAATGTTTATAAAAGGACTGAATATCTATGTAATAAAAAAGAGAAAATATGCATATGTAATACTCATGCTGAATATTTTCGAAAAGTATATAGTCGAAAGAATTATACACAAAATGATAAATATATTAGTTGGTGTGAAAAAATAGACGATGATTTTTGAAAGAATTTACACTGGCATAAAATGTTTTCAGATAGAATTATCCGTTTTTATAATAGAAAATGAATTTATAATCGGCATATTCTGTATGACATGCGAATCGCCATTTTCATCTATTTGAAATAATAACCCCCCCGTAGATGGTTTTGTTAATTTCTTTTTCGGCGCTCTATGCTCGAATCCCTCCACTTTTTCTTTCTGTATAATATTCCACGTATCTTGGATTTTCGGAATAGCCGCTTGGAACCAATGCTTATTGCGTTTTACGAGAACACACGAATATTCGTCCAAATACCAGAAAAGCATCGTCATCATACTCGCATTTTCGGGTAAATAACTCTCTATCAAATTCGTCCACCGAGTCATATCCGTGTTATCTGGTATAAAATGTCCTATAGGAAGATATTTATAAATAGGACAACCGTCCATAGTAAATGCCAGAATGACCCCTTTTTCGCCGGTATTTGCATCACGGGTATCATCCGCATAGAAATCTTCTGGTGTCGCATATTCTTTGAATCGCGTCTCTACGAAATCGCATTCATCTAGGTCGCAGCACTCCATTTGCATTTGCATTTGCACCCAATACATTAAACTCGGTATTCCGTCAATTTCCCTATTCACTATATTTTTGATTTCAACCATACGTCCAAATAGGGGGGACCTCGAATCAACATTGATTCCATCGGGGGATGCCGCTAAAAATTCGTAGGTAGGATGTCGGACACAGCCGAATTCGCCCACCGTGGTTTTATTGCGGTATTCATATAGCATCGATGTCAATGGTTCATATTTGACCCCCCAATGTAGCGACGATTCGGTATTGACATAGCCCCCGCATTGAGGCGGCATATCCAAATTCTTGCATTTTTCATATATGAAACTATTGAGCTGGGCGTCCGTTGAGAATATTTTACCTATATTGCTTGCAGTAATTACACTCTGTCTAAAAGCATACCATTCGGGTGTACGCTGGGTAGGTTGCGGTTGATTTTTCAATGTCATAATTTTATCAAGGGATGGCGGAGATTCAACTATAGGAGAGTATTCGCTAACATATGGCGGAATCATATCTATATGAATCGTGAGGTAGTCTTTCACCATATCATATAGGTCATCATAATCATCATTCTCGCAAATATCGTTTTCGTATAATTGTTGGAAAATGAGATGAGTAATATCTGCGTAAAAGTCGTCGAAAAATGTATGCGAAACCATTTTTATACTTTCTTCGGCGAGATATTCTTCGGCTAATTCCATAATAGTCATATAAATATCTTCTTCTTCTTTTTCCGAAAGAGTATCAATGAAAATCGTGGTTTTTTCTTCTGTGTCCATTTTTAATTATTATAAATTAAAATGTTTTATATCAATTTTATGTTGATATAAAATATATTCGTTCGGACCGAATGAGGAGAAACACGAGTTTTACGAAAGGTGATATCCATGATTCTCTACATATGGGTTTATACAAGAGAATTATATCAAACGTGATACGCTTATCGCCAATTATCAAATAGGGTCAATCAATCGTAAATCAAGGAAGAAACGCAGTGGGCGGGGGGAATTTACAAAGCGGAGGGGACGGCGTTGATTTCCTCTGATTTTATCACTCGTTTAGGAGTCAAAGATTTGAGGGTAGATACGCGTTTCGCATCCATAATACGGAGTGTATATGACCGGTTCAATGTATTGAAAAAAAGGGATGGAATACCTGTAATGACCTGTTTTTCTTTATCATATAGGACTTCTTTCGTTTTTTGTAATTTATTTTTAGAGAGAGAATCGCTGAAAAATTGTTTGAGAGATTTAATATCTTTAACTGGGAGGGTATTTTCACGGCCGTATTTCTCGGCGTAATCGTGTAATTTGGCTGTTTTCACCGTTTTATCGAGACGGTTCCATGCATCCGCTTTATTATGCTGTTTTTCGGTTTCTAGGATATTATCGATTGTAGTTTGATTCGTTGCATCATCGAAATGATTTATT